AGTATCATGTAAATATTCTTATCAGGGATTATAAGTGCAGTCTTTCTTTGACGATTCTTTGAAGTAAGCGTACCGACTGTATCAAACATATCATCATCACACTTCTTATCAACAATGTCTCCAAATTGAAAGCCTGTTTCTACAGCTGTATATTCGATCAATTTATCAATCATATTAATATTTGGTTCAGCTGGATTTCCAGGTGACTTTAAAGGAATATTTAGATGGGATATAGGATTTGATACTGTCGAATATATTTTTGTACCTATAGTACATTGTAAGGAATCTTCGTGAACGAGAGAATATAAAGCAAGGGGGGTACTACCAGGAGAGATTTGTCCACTAATACACTTACTAAAGTATTCCTCTGTATCTTGTTGACCAGGTTTTAGACAGGAGGGATTTGTTGGACTCCCTATATTTCCAGGATCAATAGGAGTAAGATTTGTTGCATAGTTTGCAAATAACAGTTTTAGAGCTTGAATGGAGGTTGTTGTAGCTGGTTTTGCAGGAGTGGTAGGAGCAGTAGGAGTGGTAGGACGGGAGGAAGGCGCAGGACCACCTCGTAAATCATCCAAAAAGAGACTAATTCGATCTCCTGCATTATCAACAGAAGCATTTTTAATCATAGTTTTAAAAGCAGCTTTTTGTGTAGAAGGATCCTTCGCATCAACTAAGGCTTGAGCATCTGCTCGAAGTACAAAGACACTCATTCTTCTAATTATATATGAGGATAATTTCTAATAGATTCTATCCTCATTAAAATTGAGACTCTTATATTAATCAGACTTAAAAGCATATAGCGATAGAATAGAAAGGAATGCCGCGTCTCCAACATTCCTCCGATACGGAGGCAATTGTGGGAGTTCAGTTTGGTGTATTTAGTCCTGAAGAAATTACATGTCGATCGGTGGTAGAAATTGATTCTGCATCGACATCGGATGGAGTTCTAGGAGGATTATTTGATCCACGCATGGGCGTGCTGGAAAATGGAAAAACGTGTCGTACCTGTGGTCAAAACAATCATGGGTGTCCAGGACACTTTGGTCATTATCCACTCGCTCGACCTGTTTATTTCACACAATTCTTTAAATATGTTGTAAAAATACTTCATTGCATTTGTTTTAAGTGTAGTAAGTTATTGATTGATAAAGAAAAGAATGAAGCATTTCTACGTCTAAAAGGGGAAGCCCGATGGAAGATGGTTCATAAAGCATGTGAAAAGATTAGTCGTTGTGGCGAAGATGTTGAAGATGGATGTAATTTTATCCAACCGACCAAGTATATTGAAGAATCAATTCATAAGATTTTCGCAGAATGGAAAGATGTAGATGCAAGCGGAGGTGATATTCCCGGTGCTACCATAAAAGATGGAAAAGCTGAATTTCGTATGTATCTTCTTCCTGAATATGTTCACAAGCTATTTAAAACAATTACAGATGAAGATGTGGAATTTATGGGATTTAGCCGTCATTGGTGTCGTCCTGATTGGCTGATATGCACCGTCTTGCCAATTCCTCCTCCTCAAGTTCGCCCTTCGGTCATGCAAGATAATAATCAGCGATCTGAAGATGATTTGACTGCCAAATTGGCAGATATTATTAAGGCAAACAAAGAATTACATAAATTATATGCAGCAGATCCCACCAAGAAATCAATTCATGATTACAGTGAATTGCTGCAATATCATGTAGCAACTCTTGTGAATAACAATATTCCAGGAGTGAGTCCTAGTGCCCAGCGCAGCGGACGCATTTTGAAATCCTTGCAACAACGCTTGGGATCGAAGGATGGTCGCATTCGCAACAATCTTCAAGGAAAGCGTGTGGAATTCAGTGCCCGTTCTGTAATTTCCCCAGATCCCAATATTTCGGTGAGTGAAATTGGATTACCCCTCAAGGTGGCGATGGATCTTACGTTTCCTGAACGTGTCACGGAATACAACCGTCGAAAGTTGTATGCACTCGTTCAAAATGGACCCGATGTGTATCCAGGTGCCAAAACAATTCAACGCGGTACTGATGGGCGTATGATTTTATTAAAGAATTCAAAACTCAAAGAACAAACATTATTTCAAGGTGATATTGTCCATCGACATTTGATGGATGGAGATATTGTGCTGTTTAACCGACAGCCATCTCTTCACCGCATGAGCATGATGGGACATATTGTACGGGTATTACCGTATCAGACGTTCCGATTGAATCCTGCGGCAGTGAAGCCATATAACGCCGATAAAAAAGTCATACTGGCTTAAAGAAGTCTGCATTATATCTACTATAGAGACACAAGATGCTTGGCAGCATTTACAAAGCAAAAAGCAAAACATCTGGAAAAGAATATATTGGTCAAACTCAAGACACAAAGATACGTGATACCAAACCATATCGGTATGGAATTGCTGGTCGTTGGTCCGATCATGTCAGCTCTGCCTTTCGAGGTGCAAAAACTCCTTTAGCGAAAGCTATTTTAGAGTTTGGAGCGGATGATTTTGAATTGACATGTCTTGAAAAAGATCTTCCAGAAAATACACTTGATGAACGAGAAGCACATTGGATTGCAAGTCTCAATACAATCACTCCCCATGGCTACAATGTCATGCGTCATTCACGATGCAAGCACCGAGAACATACTACATTAGCAGAGCACTATTTACCAACAACGAACAAAGTAAGAATTACTTCGATCAAGTCTGGTGGTGTTCCAAAGATTATATATGTATATCTTGATCAAAAAACTGCGGATCCAATTCGCATTACGTTTGGTCAAAGTGCAAGTTGTGATTACGCAAAAGCATTGGAAGAAGCCAAAGACTTTGCAGCAAGATTTGCTGAAGAGGGAATTGATATTGTGGAAGAAAGTGCAGAGGATCCCTTGCGTAAATACCGTGAGAAGATTGAAGAAACGCGAACCTTAGAGGTAAAATCTCTACGAATTGCAAAGTTTAATTCTCTTGTGGCACTTTACATCAAGCATAAAGATGGAATAATACGTATGTGTTTTGGTGGAAAAACCATTACACAAGAAAATGCCTATAAAACTGCCAAGCTAATTAAAGATTCTATATTAGAAATACATGCAACTGCTTCTTTTGAAGACAGTCTATCGATGTCGGCAACAGGCGACTGCTTGTGAAGTTGAAGCAATACTTCATGAGGAAAACAGTGGAAATGCTTCTGCATGGTGCACACTCTCATTTCATGTGCATCAAGCAATATAATCGTCTAGTATCCAGATGGGATGCGAGACCACCAAATTCAGGGGAACCCCTAAAGCATAAAACTACCAAGGTGTGGATGAAAATCCTCACTGGCCTCGGAGAAAGACCGTAAGGGAGATGGTAACAACGTTTTATGATTCGAGCTCTATAAGGAGTAAGAAATGGGCAATCCTGACCCAAGCCTCTCTGCTGGTGAGCGTGAGGAAGGAGCAACGACTTTACGGTGGTCGGTTCTAGAGTGAGCTTAAGATAAAGTCTACTCCCAGTTGAAAAACTGGGTATGCCATGTTCGATGGCGACGAAATGAATATTCACGTGCCTCAGTCGGTTGAGGCAGCAATTGAATTGCGGATGATTGCCGCAATTCCACATCAAATAATTTCCCCACAAAGCTCCTTGCCATTGATTGGCATTTTACAGGATGCATTGTTGGGGGCAAATCGATTTACAAGACCGTCTGTGGTGTTCTCAAGAAAAGATGCTATGAATCTCTTGGTTTATTCCAAGATGTGGAATGGCAAGCTACCAGAACCGGCAATTACGACTCCGCAACCGATGTGGACGGGGTCACAACTTATTAGCGCAATCTTACCTCCCATTAATCTGACGATGAAGAATCTTCAGGAGCAGGAGGTGGAGATTAAGCGTGGTATCCTTACCAAGGGTATGCTTGATTCAGATGTCTTTTCAAAGAATTTAATTCATATTATGTATAATGATTATGGACCTGATGCTACCATTGATTTCATTGATGCTTTACAAGCAATGATGGGTCAATACTTGGTAAATTCTGGATTTTCCGTTGGTATTAGTGATTTGGTTGCCGATGAAGTGACCAAGAAGAAATGTGCCGATGCAATTAAAAATATTGTAAACAAAACCGAAGATTCCATTTTGCAGTTGCATACCGGTCTCTTTGAAAATTCCAGTGGTCGTTCCAATCAAGAAAACTTTGAACTCAAGATGATGGGAACGTTAAAGAAAGCTACCGATGAAGCGGGTGGTATTGCCTTGAAGTCTCTTGCAGATAATAACCGTATGACAAATATGATTAAGTGTGGTGCCAAAGGTTCCAACTTGAATGTGAGTCAAATGACGGCAGTCTTGGGACAACAGGTGATTGAGGGAAAGCGAGTGGTCTATGGATTTCAGAATCGTACTCTTCCTCATTTCAAGCGCTTCGATGATTCTGCCCGTGCACGCGGCTTTATTACATCCTCCTTTGTAGGAGGATTAGAACCAGATGAATTCTTCTTTCACGCCATTTCTGGTCGTGAGGGAATGATTGATACAGCGGTGAAAACCGCAAGCACAGGATATATCCAACGTCGTATTCGTGTTGCCATGGAAGATCTTGTTGTGCAACATGATTCATCCGTTCGTGATTCTTCTGGAACAATTATTCAATTTGCCTATGGTGAAGATGGAATCAATGCCACCCGCATTGAATCTCAACCGATTGATTTAGTGAATTATTCCGAATCGCAATTGCGTGCAACCTATATTGTACCGGATGCAAGTGGTGATCGTCAAACTGCATATACAAATCAAATTGTGGCAGATCAGCGTATGCTGGTGGAAAAGGTGTTTTATCGTCAAAAGAGTACACGCGTACTCTATCCTGTTCATATGAAGCGATTGGTAGAAGAAATTACCTCAGGCTTTTCCTTGAAACCAAAAGCGGGAGATGTAACGGGAGATCAAGTCCTGGATGCACATGAAGCAATTCTAGAACGAACAAAGGCAACTCATCTTGTGTGGGGAGCTCTTCTGAGATTTTACCTTGCACCTCATAAGCTAAAGGAGCTGGGATTTACAAAGACTGCCTTGGATGCATTGGTAGAGAAGGCAATATTAACCCATTGGAAAGCATGGGTCGAACCTGGGCAACCAGTAGGAGTGATTGCTGCACAATCCATTGGAGAAATCTTAACACAGATGACCCTTCGTACCTTTCACACGGCTGGCGCGTCAAATATGACGAGCGGTGTGCCTCGTGTAGATGAATTATTGAAAGTGACCAAGCATCCAAAGATGGTGGAATGCACGATTCCTCTTCGCAAGGATTTGCGAGAGTCTAAGGAAGAAGCACGGCGAGCTGCTCAATCAATGGAGTTCTCACTCTTGCAAGATCTTGTCACGACAAGTAGCATTTATTACGATCCTCGTGATGAAGCAACTCTTCTTCTACAAGATACGGAGTGGTTAGCATACTTTGCAGCCTATGAAGCCGCTATGAAGCAGCCAGAAGGAAAGAAGTCTCCATGGCTTCTTCGCTTTGAACTTGATCGTGAAAAGATGTTTGCCAAAAATATTTCCATGGATGATATTGCCTATGTGCTCAAGGTAAGTATGAAAGTGAATACGTCTACCATGTATAGTGATTTCAATGCGACCCAGCTTGTCTTTCGCCTTCGTTTGGTGGATTCAAGTGATTCTATGAATGATCAACTGATTGTCTTAAAACAATTACAAAATAAGATTCTTTCTACAACTGCGGTGAAAGGAATTCCAGGACTTCGCAGTGTAAGCTTCAAGAAAGTAAACCAAGATTTGGAACTGATTGAAGGAGCCTATAAATCGGTGGATCAATTTGTCCTGATCAGTGATGGAAGCAATTTATTAGAGATTCTCTGTCATCCCAGTGTGGATCCCACACGTGTTGTTAGTAATAATGTATATGATATGTTTGAATTATTTGGTATTGAAGCTGCCCGTGCCTTGCTCTTAAGAGAACTCACGGGAACTATTCCATCAGGAGTTCATTATCGTCATACGGGAATGTTGGTGGATCGTATGACGGCAAAAGGGCGATTAATGAGCTGCGATCGCTACGGTGTAAACAAGCTTGATATTGGATCCCTTGCCAAAGCCTCCTTTGAACAAACGGAGGAAATTATGCTAAAGTCAGCCCTTTATGGTGAACGAGATCCTATTTTAGGCGTGAGTGCCAATATTATGATGGGATCAGTTATCCGTGGTGGAACCTCCTTTAGCGATGTACTCTATGATGAAACAGCTGCCTTTCAACTGAGGAAAGATGCGCCTCCTCCCAAGATATCTATTTTGGAGGTGCATGATGAAATGAATCAAGAAGAAATTGATTCCAAACTCTTTACTTCTACCAAGACTGGCTTTGTGCCGATCCAAGCCTCTCTTCCCATAATTCAATCGAGTCAGATTGAAGAAGAAGAGTTTGATCTGGATTTGATTATTGAGTAACATAAATTATATTCTTTGATTTCTATTTTTTAAATGGGAATCAAAGATAAATACTTATTATGATCGTTTTGCTTTTTTTGTCTTATTTCGTTTTATAATAGGATTATTTAGTAAAAGACTTCCTTCTTTTACTAATTTATCATATATATATCGCATTCGTTTCCAAGAGAACATATTATTTTCCAAATCATCTGTAGTATTAAAGAAATCGATTACATCTTTTTCTACATCTTTATAAAATGATGCTAAATCAAAATCAATAATATATACCTTTTCTTCTTTGGATATCATCACATTTCCAGAATGTAAATCGTTGTGAATAATTCCAATCTTATTCATTTTCTGAATTAATATCTCAAGTTGCTGCAGTGCATCAAGTTTCTTTTCGGATGAGTTCCATTTTATTTTCTTCCAATTGGTTCCATCAATATATTCAAACACTTTGATAATCTGAATATATCCATTTATATCTCTTGTAAGAAATGCATCATAAAATGCGGGTCCAATGCCATGTTTTCCAGCTAATTTGGATAGTTTTACAGATGTTGCAATTCCTTGTGGTGATTGAGATCCATAATATCTATCTAGTATAACTGGTTCCACTTTCATTGCAACAAAGGGAGTTTCTGCAGGAATATGTTTGAAACAAGAACATGCATCCGATTTTATTTTATACACCGTTCCAAATACACCATTTCCCAATTTTGTATCTTTTGCATGGCGAAGACATGATGCAAAGTCTTCTGTAGATTCGATACGAAGATGAGATGGTTTCCAATAGGATGTCATAGATGTCATACGGCGAAGTAGAAGCGTGAGTATAAGCATTTTAAATGATTCAGATACTGGATCATTTTCTACAGGTTCTTTGTAAGAAGATGGATATGTGGTTGAAATTTCATAAATACGATCGGATATTTTTGGAATATCTATAAGAACACTCGGGTTCATACTCTACTTATGAAGGATAAAAAATGATTTAGACTGGATCTACATATTATACACTATACAATGCATAAAATATGGAAACAACGAGTGGGGGGAGCCATTCTTGGTGTTGGAGGGATTACGATGATTATAACAGGAGTTGTATTTTCTATAACTTCCTTGCTAATTATTGGAATTCCCTTATTTATGGTGGGAGCCTTGGTGATATCTTTTCGAAATCCCTAGTAGATGGGACAAACCCGCAAAGCGCGTGTCAAGCATACGATTGGATATCATAAATTTTCAAGTGGAAAGGAGTACTTGTACATTCATCAACCATCGGGTGAACGCGTGTTTATCCGAAATATTCTTTTTATTCATCCTGCAAATGATCCCAAGACAATTGCAGTTGTTCATGAATGGGGAAAGAACCCTAAGAAGGAATATGAACCTCCCAAAGGGCAGATGGAATGGAAGGAGGCGAAGATGTATGGTGCAGTCCCCAACAAGTCTGTTACGGAAAAACAATTGATCACGATGATGAAAGCAGCAGTGATTCGAGAGATTGGCGAGGAAGCCAAGTTTACGAAACAGGAATTAAAACAGGTAACACCCCTTCCCTTAGTGTATGAACAGTCCTTCAAGGGAGCTCCCCTTAGCACGGATCGCTTTCGCTACCAGTTTTGGAGTGCAACTGTCAGTGAAGCATCTATGAAGAAAGCACAGGCACGAGTACAAGAATTGGTAGACAATCCCGAGCATACCAAGACATTGCGACCAGATTTAAAAGAGAAGGATGGGCTGATATGGTGGAATCCTAGTTCACCAGAGAAATGGAGTATGATTCGCGGTGGATTTTCCAATAATATGACGCATCAATATTATGATTATGTTTAAACAAACTAACTTATAGTGTACTATGGAAGGAGTGATTGAACGGGGAGGAACGGGAGGACCCGTAGCAGAACGATGGGTAATATGGAATGGAGATCATCCTATAGATCACCATGTCATACGAACCTTGGAGAGTAAAGCTCTTTCATTAGCAAAAGAAGAGATTACTATGTATTATGAACAGGGACAATGGGATGATTATAAAAAGATTACAAATCCGTATGAATATATATTTTTATCATGGAATCGTCGAACCTCACGATCGGTTTGTACACGGTCTCCACTATCACGATCTTATTTCAAGATGATTGAATTTTGGAAGTATGCAAATATTACAAATGAATTACTGCCATTAGTACGGCGTGATGGAGGATTATATACTGCTCATAGTGCGGAAGGACCTGGTGGATTTTTAGAAGCAATTACTGTGATGGCAGAACGCCTTACATGGACCTATACGGCATGCCATGCGATTACATTACGAAGTACAACAAAACATGTACCTGGATGGCGAAAAGCTGCTGCATTTTTGGAAGCACATCCTATGGTTCGCATTTCGTATGGAGCAGATGATACAGGTGATATTTTACATAAAGCAAATCGAACTCAATTTCTAGATACTTGTGGAAAGATACATCTATATACAGCAGATGGAGGGTTTGATTTTAGTGGCGATTACAGCGGACAAGAAGATTCTATTTATTCCTTATTGGTGGCAGAAATCTTGATTGGGATTCAATGCTTAGCAAAAGGAGGAATGATGATTATAAAATGTTTTGATACCACGGAAAAACAGACCTTAGATTTATTATGGATGACATGTTCCTTGTTTCGAGAGTGGAAATTTATGAAACCACGGACAAGTCGTGCTGGAAATGCGGAACGATATTTCATTGGATATGGATTTTTAGGAATGGAGGCGGGAGTGAAGGAGATTGTCGATATATTCGAATCAAATTCCTTTCTGCTTCAAAATAAATATCCGAAGGATTGGATTCAACAAATGTGGATTGTGCAAGAAGCTATTGAAAAAGAGGAATATCGAATTATTCGCGATACAATCGCCTTAATTCGAGAAGAACATTCTAATTCTGCACAGCTTCGGTTTTTGGTGCGTCAAAATGTATTACGATCGATTGAGTGGTGCAGGGAGCATCAAGAGCCGATTTCAGAAGATTGGAATATGCATCTAGATCGATATGTTGCCCAAGAAGTGATTGATTTAATTCAGATTTTAAAACCTGTACTTCCTCTTCCACCAGTGCATCGCATTCCATCTTGGACAGTGCGACCAGATCGAATTCCAGTCGAGCGAATGTTTGAAGGATTTCGACGATCTGAGGATGTATGGACGGAGGTACCCCAACGATCCTCCATCTTACTCATTGATGATTCCCTTACTTCTTCGTGGGAGGAATCCCCACAAGATCTGGCTTCACGTATCGATCCACCAGAACGGTTCCCACGTGGACAGAGGCGGTATGCTGACTTGTTCTCCCGCCCTCGACGGACTCCAGTTGTAGAAGCATCATCTCTAACAAGTCTTTCGGGTAAGACCTTGTAAGTAATATAGCAAAGATTCTCGGAAACTCTTTTTGATACTCCGAAAATCTGGATGAGACTTGCGCAGGGCTTTCCGCTGCCAAAGCAGCATTCACTTCAGCAATCATGCGTCGGGCAACTGCGGAACGAGGCTCTGTAAAGGTGGTTGCAATTGTAGACTCCATTTCCTAGCGTTAGGATTTTCTTTTAAGAATTTGTCCTCATGTAAGAATGTTAAAAAATGGATGGACTCTTACTCATCATCATCGTCTTCCTCATCGGGTGAGAGAAAGTCAGTAATGATGTTATGGATATGTACTCCAAACTTAACATCGTCAAAGGCGTGCTTTTGGTCAAGATCACTAATAGTCTTGTAGGCGGACTCAAGCTCGTTGAACTTGGCGGGATCACCACCCTTGTCAGGATGGCGATAGTCACCAATGAGACCGAGCCTTGTATACAAATCTAAAGGAGGAGGAGGATCTGGAGAAGAAGGGTTCACCTTCTTCATCTCTTCATACTCCTCCAGCTTCTTCTTATACTCATCCTTCAGATACGTCTCTGAACGAAGACTCAGTGTACGATATATGTCTGTAACGGTCTTGAGAGAGTTTTCTGAGAGAGCATAGGGCTCAAGGGATGTGAGTCCAAAGAACTTGTAAGGAGTTCCAGAGATATTTACCTCTTCCTTGGCAGCAGCCCACACCTTCTTCAGCCAAGAAATGGCGGTTCGGTACGACATGTCGCTCTTGTAGTGAGCTCGCCCCATCTGAAAGACATCAGACATGAGGACTAGCTCGGAACTGCAAGAGGAGTTCGATGCGGAGGAGTTGGAGGAATGTGCGACGGAAGTCTCTTGGATGGACTTGTAGTCGTAGAAGAAGAGGTACCATTCCAAATAGACCTGATGTACGTAGCTATGAGTGTAGTCAGCAACTGTGTCATAGTCTGCAGCAGAGTCAAACTCTTCACGTTCCTCCGGCAAGAAGAAATACGGTCGGAGGTTGAGTGCAGGGTCTGCAGACTCACGAATGAGACGGGACATGATCTCTTTATCCGTGGAGTGACGTAGGGTATCTACGTGAGCTGCCAGGACCTGGGGAAGAGTCATATGATCCCTGTCCATCCAGGTGCAGAGAGTCGCTCGAAAGAGAGCATTGGACTTCAGAATCTTATCGAGGTCTGTTCTGTAGGGTTGGCACAAGAAGAGAGGTACTTGGGACTTCTTTCCAGCAAGTTCGGCAATGAACTGTATCAGATCGCTTAGGTCGCGATCTTTTGCGGCTGGATGTTCCAGAATGGATTGAAGAAGCGTCGACAGCCTATCAGAGGTGACCTCCATCTCTCTTGAAAAGGAGAGCGCTTCAGGACTGAGACCGATCCGTCGAAGATGTTCTGACAGATTGTCCCATTCGACTGCAACGCGAAGGTCGACATATTCTTCTTTGGCTTTTTTCTGCTCCTCAAGGGTGAGGGCAGCTCCAGGTACATACTCAGGGGGATCTACTTCTAGAACGGCGAGCTGTTCCTCTCGAAGGATGCCTTCCAGCACCACTTCGGCGCGAGGCTTCACTTCACGGAGCAAAGAATCATTGAACTGATTGGCAATCTTTAAGAGCGTAAGGCGGATCCAAAACTTGGGATGTTTGGTATCAGCAGCGTTTTTGACAAGATCTCTCATCTGGTCACCTCGGGTAAGCAAATGCTCGGAGGTGTCAGGGTTGAGGAAACTCGCAATTGTACGCCTATCAAGGGTGGTCAGATCTAGCAGAAATCCAGCAAAATGACTCTTCAAGGATGCAAGGGCATCGCATCGCTTGTCAGCTTCCTCAGCATCGGCAGCTGCCTTTGCAGCAGTGGCAGCTGCGATCTCGGCAGCCGCTTTTTGTTCGGCAGCGGCAGTCTCGGCAAGCTTCTTCTGAGTTGCTAGAAAGGTGTTGTAAGCATCCTCTGCGCCAGCAGTTCCATCAAGAATGGACTGAAGAAGAGTTTGCTCAAGCACAAGACGGGCACGAGCATCCTCTGTAAGAGGCTTATCGGTGCGTTCAAGCGCTTTCTTGACCTTTGCAAGTCGTTCGGCTTCCTTGGAGATGGTCACAACGGGAGGAGGGACCTTCACAGGAGCGGAAGAGGCAGAAGAATTTGTGGAAGAACCCGTGGAAGGGGTGATCAATTCAGCAAGTTCTGCCTCAAACTTTGCAAGACTTATACACATTCCTTTATATTTCTTGGACTCCGTGAATTTGGCATCCTCCTTTGTCAATATACGAATAGCTTCTTCAGCTGCTTCGATCTTTGACATTAGAGTAGCTACCTTATCAGCAGGTGCCTTCGTGGCGACCGGCGTCATGGATTTGGTGTCTGTCTTCCCCTCAGCCTCAAGGACTCTTGCAGCCCTTTCAAGGTCTGAGGAAATTATATTAATTAATGTGTTCATTTGTGTGATTTATAGAAAAAATAAATTACCATTTTCTATTCAATTTTATGCAACCCAAATCATCAATAGTCGATCATTCTCCCATCCAGGAGAATGGCGAAAGGTGTGTTCTGGTTGCACCAAGAGTGCTTTCTTCACCTTGTCCGATACAAGAGATAAGGCTTCTTCAAACCGTGCAGCAGGGATTTCACGAAAGATATCTTCAATGATGAGCATGCCTCCAGGATTCACGTAGTCAATGGCATCGCGGATAAAGAGCAATTGATGATCCAATCGATGCGATCCATCATCAAATAAAAGATCGAATTTAGTTCCACCGATGCATTCAGCTTGTAAGACAGGGCGAAGACCAATGGAAGCATCCACTAAATGTCCCTTTACACCAGGAATGTCTTTTATCTTTTCAATGGTAGGAGGTTCAATATCAAAACCGTGAAGATAGGCGTGAGGAAAATAGTCTCTCCACATACGAATGGAAGCTCCATTCAAGATTCCCACCTCTCCCAGTTTCAGATTGGATTTATACATGTAGGGAGTCAGAAACATATCATAGATAGCAGTATATGGATGACAATGTGTCATAATATTGTAAGGAGATTTATCTGTCATATATTTGATTGCTAAATAGCAAAGAGGGGTGTATAGATTCGTTGTATCAATAATAACTTGTGTAAGCGTTTGTTTTGCATGGCGAAGAATTCCACAGTCGATCGAATGAATCACAGGTTGATTGATTGCAGAATAGGCAGCCACAGTGGATGTAGCAACAGTTTTATCCGCCATTCCTGTTTCACTCACATACGACAAGGTATGAACCTTCTTCATAGAATCAAAAAAAGTATAAGATATATTCGGTTCAGCCTGTTTCAACAAGGTCCATAGGTCTGGATGAACCAAGGATTCATTAGATATTTCATAAAAAAAGAAACTAGAATGACTATCGGCAGCAAGCTTGGTTGCAAACTCCTTTGTATTGGAAATGGTACGAAAGGTGACAAGAGGATGAATGGGAAGGTCGCTATAGGGAGTTGGATCGGCTACATTGTAAAATACATGCTCCACACACGGCATATACAGGGTTTTAAAGAGTTCAATATTTAATCGATCTGTTCCAACATTCACAAGAAGAACAAGTTTATTAGGGATGGAGGGAAGCGTGCATGTATGGAATTCGGAGGGAATAGATCCACCATGATCTTCAATAGGGGTGGGCATTTCTAAGATCTTTTGTTTAGTTTAAAAAACGATTCCGCAGAAATTTAGGAAGTGGTTGTCAATGCGGCATGGTCACGAAGAAAGGCAACTATTTCAGTACGCTTATTCCTCTGAGCCATCCTAAGAGCTGTGAAACCCCTCGTGCAGCGCAAATCTAAGGTAGCACCATTCATGCACAGAAAGCGAACAATCTCAAGATGACCCATCTTAGTGGCTCGCATGAGAGCTGTGAAACCATTTGTATCCTGTGAATCTAAAGTAGCACCATTGATACACAGAAGGTGGACCACATCATAATGACCACTCTCACTGGCTAGCGCAAGAGCTGTCCAACCAGTTGTGTCCTGCAAATCTAAGGCGGCACCGCTCTTAACGAGGAAGCGTACGATATCTAGACGACCCCCTATAGAGGCTGAATGAAGAGCTGTTGCTCCATGGTTGTTCTGTACATCGAAGGCTGCACCGACCTCATAAAGAGTGCGGACCACATCAATATGACCATTCTGACTGGCTATGTTAAGAGCTGTCCAACCATTTGCGTTCTGCAAATCTAAGGCGGCACCGCTCTCGCAAAGAGTGCGGACCACATCAATATGACCCTTCTCACTGGCTATGTAGAGTGGTGTAATACCATTTGTTCTTGGTAGATTTATCATGGCACCTCTTTCGCAAAGATAGCGGACCACATCAACGTGACCGTCCTGACTGGCTATGTAGAGTGCTGTTGAACCAGTTGTCTTCTGTAGATCCAATCCTGCACCATTGATGCAAAGATGCCGGACCACATCAAGATTGCCATTCTGACTGGCTAAATGAAGAGCAGTGGCTCCATGAATGTTCTGCAGATCTAACAGAGCTCCTTTGTCACAAAGTAGGGTAACAATCTCATGATGACCCTTATAAGTCGCACTCATGAGAGCTGTCCAACCATCTTTCGTCTGAAGATCTAAGAGAGCTCCTCTGTCACAAAGTAGGCGAACAATCTCATGATGACCATTGAAACTCGCACGCATGAGCGCTGTATCATCAGATAAATCGAGTGCTGCGCCGTTCTCACAAAGGATGCGAACTATCTCAAGATAGCCTTTTTTACTGGCAATTGTGAGAGCAGTTGAGCCTTTTAGATCTTCAGTCAACACATCCAGTGCTGCACCATTCATACAAAGCCATTGGACCATCGTGAGTTGACCGGCAGAACTGGCAAGTATGAGAGCTGTGTCATCTATGCGTGCATCATGATCTAGAAGGAATTTAACGCGCTCAATATCTCCCACTTTGATAGCATGCATAATGCGTGTGCGTCCAGTAGGGAATTTATAACGTGAAATACCGTCTACGATCTGATGATTGGTACGGGTTTCTTTTGATAGATACGCAACACGGTCGGCTTCGGCTTCAAAGCCATATCCTCCTAGAAGATGTAACACCAATGGTAAGCTATATACAGTCGGCATGGTTTAGAGATCTTTGCAATATGAACTATATTGAATCAATTTTATACATTCCACCGTTTAATATAGACTTCCTCAGGATCAAACTTTTTAGCGGTTGTTTCAGCTCCTACCTTGCGAAAGGGAGCTTGACTAAAGGGTAATACGGATGCAACCCAAATCCAATTCATCATATTTTGCGTGGCATCATAATCGACAAGATGTTGTGCAAAAAAATGTTCCCCTAGTCTCCAATGCACATGCATGTCTTTTACCAACCAATTTGCTACCACCAAGCGCACACGGTTGTGCATGTAACCAGTTTTTAATAACTGTTTCATTCCTGCATCGACCAGGGGAACACCGGTCGTTCCCTTGCACCACTTGTCAAAGGCGTCTTTCTGTTTGTCTGAAACAGCACGATCTTTTTGAAAGTCATAGGGATGCACCTTATACAGCAGTTCAAAGGCATCCATAATTTGTCCATAAAAATCACGCCAGTATAATTGTCGTACAAAGGCATCCAGCCCTTTCTTCTTCCCTGCCCAATAGACTTCACGAATACTGACCGTTCCATAGTGATTGTGGGCAGATAACATGGAGGTGGATTCAGAGGGAATATCATGAATTGTTTCATAATTGGTAGGTAGGCTATGAACTAGATGAAGCCCTTCTTCGCGTCCTCCTTGTACAGCTATTTCAGGATTCGGATGGGGAACTAAGCGTCGTCGCATGGTTTCTAAGGAGACCTCCATCGGATAGGATCGTAAGGAGCGTGTTTTCTTCCCTCCACCACTTCGGACAATCCACGGTCCATCAATTGCAGCAACAGGATGCGGCACGGCTCGTTCTCGTGCCACTGTCCAATAGGGTGTAAACTTTTGAAATGGTTTTTTAGTTCCATTTAAGACAGATCCTGGTTCTGTTAAATAAATATCATCACCAATACAATGATACGGAATGTGGGAAGCGGAAGACCACTTCTCAAGTGCAGCAATGCGTTCTTTGGCATAGGGTGTATAATCCTTTCCATCCACTAAGCAATCAATTCCTAGTTTACGATGTAGGGAGTGTAAGACCTCTGCTGTGTCACCGTAACAGCACACCAAGCGAGAGTTTGCTTCTTTTAAAGCAGTGTCTAAACTCTTTAAGGAAGCAATCATAAATTGAATGGAATTCACAGATTTTAATCGATTGGATGTTACCTGCTCGGGAGTGAAGATAAACAATGGAAGTATCACAGTTTTCAATTCTATAGCTTGCTTATGAGCGGCTTCTAATCCGCGATGATCTACTAACCGTAGATCACGGTGAAACAGATACACTACGACCATTTAAACTCTTCCTACTTCCAGTCTTTAAAATGCGTTTGCAATGTGTAAAACATTTGCAAACAAAGATTCGACCGATTGCACCTTATTTAGCCATCTTTGGGAGCTTGAATCCACGCGTATTATTTCCTGTCAGCAAAGCCTTTGAACAGATTTTCTATATTCCTGGTCCGACAGTCAAACCCTATAATGATTTGCATGATATGCTTGCACCATATTCCAATGTGCATTTGATGCAGCGAGATTGGTTTATTCTTCCACGAGAACAAGTACGTATTATAGGAGCTACCTGTGCCTCAGATGGTTCAAAAAATGCAGTCGTAAATTATGATCAGTATTGGGTTCATCGAGAACTTGAATTAGACAATGGATTGGATACCATTCTTTTAACCTATTTTAAAATTCCTGTAAAAAATAAATATGCAATGTATATGTATGCGGAAGACATTCCGAAATATCTTCCTGCATCCACCATTGAAGAAGAAGATCATATGCGCTATAGTGATTTGTTTAAAGCCATATAATAATTCATAAAAATTGATAATACAGTATAGAACAAATTATGTGGTAAAAATGCCTCCTCCATATGCCTGGTTGTATCCATTTCCATGTTCCATTGGTAAAAAAATGGGTGAAATTATTAGCTCACATCATAAGCTTCAAGATTCTATTATGATGAAGCCGGCTGATCCTATAATTAAGGATTTCATGGCTCTATTTGAGTTTCATATTGATACCTTTTGGACGATGATTACATATCTAGACGATCCAACTGTGCCAAATACTCCAGATGAGATTATAGTTATTACCTCTCATATAATAAATATATTCAATATGCTTCGTGCAGTTATTATTGCAGATCCCCTAGATCAATCAATCTTCCAGCATAGAAGATTATTGAGGGACCATGTTTGGAGTCTTATAGAATACTTTCATTATTGATTTATTTTTTTATGGTCTGAATATTTAAAAATAGTTGTATAGTAACCAAAAGACTATACATGCTATAAAGATAATAATAACGGTGGATAAACAATAGAGAATCCATCGTCGTTCAGGACGGGCTTCAATCACAGTCTGAGTGGTATTTACAGAACTAGGTGCGCTAATATTGATCCAGACTTTGCGACAGAACGGGCAGACTCCTCGCAAATAAGCGGCTTGAATACAAGGTTCATGAACGGATAAGACACATCCACACGGATAGGGTATATTGATAAGAATTCCTCCATGACCGCAATGCGTGCATAGAGGAGTTGATTGTAACGGATAATAGCTCATTTCTATTTTATTCGTTTCATTTGGTTTATATAGGAGAAGAAGCGTTGTTCCCAGGCTTGAATGGATTGTATAAAGTTCATAGCAGGAGAAAAGACAATCGGGCGGCAATGGCGCATATAGGGAATCACTACAGACATGGGTTGTCGGGTCACGGTCATGAGAAACATGGCAACTACAGCTGCAGATCGTTGTACCCCTGCATAACAATGAACTAAGATTGTAGCACCTTGATTATATTCTGCCATGAGTTTGTAGATAATTTCAGGTGACCATGCGGTTAGTTTCTGAATATCCTCTGGTAGGAGAGAATCATCCACCGGGACACGATATTGATGTAATACCTCTTTTGCAAATGGTATATCTTTGGTGCAGTTGAACACAGTGGTGATCTTTTTATCCCGTAACCAGGTGGAATCAAGAGCAGCTCCTTTATTACCCAGCCACAAGCGTGGAAGAATTTGATCAGCATTCTCCCATCTAGTCGGTTTAGCTGACACTTGCTGCATCGTCGTTCTCTTCAGGGTATGGATGTTCTTCCAATTCTTCTAACATGATCTGCATAAGAGGGGTTTGAGTTTCATTGTACCAACCAAGAGTTCGATTATAGATTCGTTGAGTTGTGGTTGTCTGTTCATAACTATCTCGCCATCCATACTTGGGACTATATCCATAATTATCATGAATCCACTTATTTTGAAGTAACTGTTCCCAATGATATTGGAGATAGCCTGGACATTCCTTTCGTTTTACACATTGATAAATGGATTGGTGATCCAGTTTATCAATTTGTTCAAAGAGTTGATACAGAAGCTCATACCGAACTCCAACCGAGTCAGGTGATTTAAAAAATCGTGTGGTGGCATCGACCCCTAATTGCAATTTATTACGTTTATAAAAGTTATTTACACAATACTCTGCTTCCACAAATTGACTTAAGAAAGAGGGAACCACTTTTCCTCGTTCTGCCAGTTTTATTTGAAGACTTTGAACAAGTCCCATTAATTGATATAAGGACCATGCTTGATTGGTATAGGGATTGCGAGGAGGAAGAGGATCTGCCCGTCCCCATTGCTCAAAAAAAAGATTCTCTCGAATCATAGAAATAATGGAATTGACATGAAATTGATAGACAGATTTTGTTCGATGACAGCTTATTTGGATAGCATCTCGAGGAGTAATCGGATCTAAGGTACGCAAATCTGTGTCTCCTACCAGACGTCGCTTATAGATGCGTATACGAACACGTTGTACCCATTTTTGCACCAACCAACGTAACTTCATTTGTCGTTGGTATTCCATTTGTAATTGCATCCCCAATGCTTTCCAGTGAAAAAATGGATTATATCGTTCTCCAGGAGACCATTCTTTTTGCGGGCATTTATCATAAGATTCATAGGATGTAAGAAGGGTATTCCATTCCGTAATGGTTCGATCTTGGCAATACAAGGGAATTCGTAAACACTCGGGTCCAGTGAACGACCCTAATAATCGAATGCGTCCAAAAAGGGGACGTTCATTTTTACCTGTCCAAGCAATACGCCAGGCTTGTACCAAGGATAGATTGATAGGAACGGGTGGATAGGCATACCGTTTTTTCTTACGAAGAGGACGGGACTCATTTCGTACCGTAACTCCTGAATGAAAAACAAACATTATAATGAAAAGTGGTATGCTTGTTTAAATGACTAAGATAGTGACAAATACACAAATAACCGCAAGGAGAATAGATACACCGATCGATTGAGATGAGGATGTTGCTCCTCTTGCAAGAATTCCCTGCACTTGTGGCAGAACTGCCGATGAGGAGGGAGTTGCAGACAGTGAAGCAGACGGGGAGGGACTTGCCGATAGCGAGGAACTTGCAGACGGTGTTGCAGAGAGCGAAGGTGTTGCAGTACCTGTCAAGGTTGTAGACGGTGTCCTAGAGAGCGAAGGCGTTACAGTACCTGTGAGGGTTAGAGACGGTGTTACAGAAACCGAAGGTGTTGCAGTGCTTGTAACAGTCATAGACGGTGTCGTAGAGAGCGAAAGCGTTGCAGTACCTGTCAAGGTTGTAGATGGTGTTGTAGAGAACGAAGGTGTTGCAGTACCTGTGACGGTTGCAGACCGTGTTGTAGAGAGCGAAGGTGTGACGGTATTACTGGGAGACACTGATATGGAAGGACCTCTTGAAGAAGATCTTGTAAAAGAGGGGGACTTTGATTCAGATCGAGATGGACTTGGGTTTCTGGAATGAGATCTTGAACCACTTACCGTCGAAGCAACAGACGATGTTATAGTTACAGAAGGGGATGCACTCGCAGAAGGGGATGGACTCGCAGAAGGGGATGGACTCACAGAAGAACTTGCAGAAGGGGATGGACTCGCAGAAGAACTTGTAGAAGATGTTACAGACGGTGTCATAGAGGAAGAGGGACTCATCGTGCGGGAAGACGTTCCTGTCTTACTGGGACTTTTGGTCGTGGTTGGAGTACGACTTTCTGTCCTGGTAGAACTTGGAGCACGACTTCCTGTCCTAGAGGGCGATATGCTAGTACTTGCAGCCACGGAGGGTGATATGCTAGTACTTGCAGCCACGGAGGGTGATATGCTAGTACTTGCAGCCACGGAGGGTGATATGCTAGTACTTGCAGTCACAGAGGATGATATGCTAGAACTTGCAGTCACAGAGGATGATATGCTAGAACTTGCAGTCACAGAGGATGTCGCGCTAGGACTTGCAGTCACAGAGGATGTTGCGCTAGGACTTGCAGTCACAGAGGATGTTGCGCTAGGACTTGCAGTAGAACTCAAGGAAATGCTTGCAGACACAGTTGTTGACATGCTTGCGGATATGTTCCAGGGACTGATTGCACTGACACTGGAAGAGGATCCTGTGGAAGAGTTGGTCATACTGATTCCAATGAGGGAACCGATGATCGCAAGCATAAACAATACGACAAGAGCTTGTATGCATCTGCGGGAGCTTGCATAGCTGGCAAGCGTGGAAAGCTTGGCAAAGCTGACAGAGCTGGCAAGCGTAGGAGGCTTGGCAGAGCTTGCAGAGCTTTCAGAGCTTTCAGAACTTGCAGAGCTTGCAGAGCTTGTAGAGGTTACATCGACTACAGCGATTCCCCTCCTAGAAGGACTCGCCCCCCTAGAAGAGGGGGGCGAGCCAGAGAGAGGATTCTCTATGCGAGCAGGAGCAGAGCTTGCAGAGTTCGCAGAGCTTGCAGGCTCAGGAATCTCTACAGAAACAGAGCTTGCAGAGTTCGCAGGAGCAGTATCAGAGCTTGCAGACTTTACAACTCTTGCAGCAGTAGTAGCAGAGGTTGTAGAAACAGTCGCAGAGCTTGTAGGAGCAGTAATATCGATAGATCCCATAAAACAAGGATAACGTAGCATATTGAAAGGATGGGCGGTATCTTCTATATTTGAAAAATATGAATTCAATTTTATACAATAGATCCCGCGGCGCGGGATCTATTGTATAAAATTTGCATTTAATTTTACACACTCATCCAAATACTAAAGATAATAACTGCAATAACTGCAATAATTGTAATATATATGTATGTAAGGCGTTGATTATTTGCAGCCGTTTCATTTGCTTTTTTAAGCAAATTTCGTATCTTTTGATCATCCGCGACCATTCTAGCAAAGGAATCTTTCAGTTGATCCACCGTGTTACAGCGTGCAAACATGTCTGTATATACAACTAATTTATTTGGATTTGTAATTGGATCGAGAAAGTGTATAAGATCTTCACCAATCATATCAAACGGTCCCATTTTGTCTCGTATTTCAGAAGTTTTCCACATAATATTTGGTAAATAGCGTCCGTGAGCCATATTGTATATAACCATTATTGTCTAGAATCAAAAACTATCAATTTTATACATTCGATATTTTGCTTTCGAAAATATCGAATGTAGGGATAAGATGGAGCCGCTTCCATTAAAACAACCTGGAGCTGATTGGGGACCACGCCTTTGGTCAATCTTTCATACCATGGCAGAATGGAGTGATCGACGGGATATTGTCTATCGTTGGAAGCGTACAATGGAATTAACGGCAATGACAATCCCGTGTGAGGTATGTCGACGCCATATGCAAGACTATCTTCGCGGACATTCTATCTTTATTCGACCACCTGATCCACCCAGTCCACCGGTATATGTGCGCAAATTTCGCGGTGCAGCTCCTCCGAAAGTGAAAGGATGGACTCCTACAAAAGGAGAGGAAGTAAAAACAGCTATTCAAAAAGGAATGGTGAAGTTTCATAATCATGTCAATCGCTCCAAGGGAGGAACTGACATGCCTGAAGAAGAGGCGTTAAAATTGTATGAATCAGAAGATCGTTCGATAGCGTGTAAAGCCGTTCGTGAACAGATTGCCATTATTGATTCCTTATGGAAACCGCATGCACGTTTATCCTATAAAGAATGGATGATTGAATTAGTAGCACTTCTTGCCTTAATTGAATCTGGATCTTATTAAGGAGCAACACACATGACTGGTTTTATTTGTTGTGATAGATTTGTACCTGCCATATTATTACGAATTTGAAATATATCACCCATACGAAGATCTCTTTCATTAAGACTGACTAAGTTCCACATTCCATACGCAGTTCCACCTCCTAATCCTAGACTCAAGAGCCCCATTATTATAGTTTCATATCCTATATAAAATCTAGATACGAATAGTATAAGCCCAACAATGCACAAGGAGATCATAATACTTATCATATAGGCTTGTCGATTTGCAACTAATTGAGGATCTGCCCCAGTAGGAGCCGGTAGTTGATAGACCGCCAATGTATTTAGAAAGAGATATACAAAGACAAAGGTTGTAATCGATGCCCAAGAAGAGATCAGAACTTCGCTAGTACTAGCGGGTCCCATTGAAGAAAAATATCTATAAAGGGAGGATCCTCGTAAAATACTTCCCATAATTGTTTGAAATCCAAAGATAATGACTCCTAAAAAAGCAGTGACAAGTCCTAAAATTAAAATAGGAATTATTCCTGTTGTGGCTCCAACTAAAAGAGATCCTACAATAAAAATATTGGGTAGATAACTATAGGCACCTAGAAGTAATTCACGTCCTCGAAGTATCCAACTCATCCTAATAATTCTGTAGAAAAAAATTGTGTATTAGGATATTTCTATTTCAATCTAATTAGGAAGAAGATGTAGCAGGAATGGAAGATGATTCACAAACATAAATTGGTTGCTTTGATCCACCATAGGATGTACTCAATAAGGGCAGATTATAGAGATTGGTCGCACGTCGTTGTGTCGTAAAATAAATAGCGGTCATGACAACTATACCAAAGACTGCACCAAATCCAACGCCTAAGAAGATTCCGTAGAGTGTATCTTGAGAGGAGAAATAACGATAGAAGAGAAGGATAAGAGAAAAGAGTGCCAAGAAGGCTCCACTGATAATTGCACCAAGCGTTCGTTGAGGACTGATCTGCAGTTCAGGTTGATAGTAATAATACATAGGACCAAACCATCCCAATAGGGTTCCTATAAACATAGTATAATAACTGGGAAGACTTGCGATAGAAGACTTATTTTCTAATGACATACGTTCCACGGAAGTACCGGGAAACATACCGGTCGCTCTTGTTTGAACTCCCCATGTATTTGGAATAATTTCTCTTAGATATCTTGCAATCAATGGTTGAATTAAATTTATAGATAAAAGAGATCCTGTAAGAGCTGTAAAGGATGGGCTTTGTAATAAAAGAGCAAAAATACCCACTGTTACAAGAAAGATATCAGGTACTATTTCTAGGTTCGATTTAAACGTTTCGATAGTTAAAGATATAATACTATTTGGATTTGTTTTTACAGATTCATTCTTAAAAAAATCATCTATGGGCATCCCTTCCTTCTATAAACGGTTGATACAAACTATAAAAGGAATCATTAGTCCCAGTCAATTGGAAGGGCGACCAACCATACTGGGATTTGATGCAAATTGTGCCATTTATGACTGTGTTGCATCACTTTCTAAACGATTACCCTATGATCCATTGAAACGAACCATATGGGAAGCGGAACTCATTCAAGAGACCCTTCGCTATTTTGAAAAAGTCATTAAGGATGTGAATCCGTCGGAAGCAGTATGGATTGCCTTTGATGGAGTGGCTCCCATGGCAAAGATTCGACAACAGCGAGGACGCCGCTTCAAATCAATTGTAACAACAAAAAAAGAACAAGAAATTCGTGGTACTACAGCTCCCAAATGGGATACAAATGCGATTACACCTGGTACAATCTTTATGGATCAATTAGCAATTGCCTTTCATGCCTGGGCAAAGACCCGATCGATTCCCACACGCATTAGTGCAGCCGATGAACCTGGAGAAGGAGAACAGAAATTGATGGCATGGCTTCGTGCCGCACCAACATCGCATATGGTTATTTACGGATTAGATGCAGATTTGATTATATTAGCCTTATTACATTTGCCAAAGGCAAAGATTCAATTATATCGGGAAGATACAGCATTTGGTAAGAAATTGCCTGAAAAACCTGAAAAACAATTTTTGTACTTATCCATTTCTCTTCTAGCAACCGAATTGCAATCACGATGGACTATTACTATGGAAGAGTTTGCAGCTTGTATGAACTTATTAGGAAATGATTTTGTTCCGCATGGACTTGGTTTAAAAATTAAGGAAGAGGGAATGGAACATGTGTTAGAAGCGTATCAACGTGTAAAAAAATCGTATCCCCCAATTGTAACGGGGCATACGTATCATACACCCACATTACAAGCATTATTGCAAGAATTATCAAAACAAGAGATTCCGTGGATGGTAGAGATTGCAAGTGAGAAACTTTCCATGCGTCCTGGACAGTATTGTTCTAGTTCTGATCCGGTGGAACGTGCGTTGGCAGAATGGAACGATGCCCCCATTCTGTGGGGAGCGGAACACGCGTTAATTGAGCAAACAGAGGGTTGGAAGCTTCGTTCCAATTATAAAGAAGTCTATCAACATGTAGGATTATGGGGTGCATCTTATATGACTGCCTCAGAGAAGTATTTGGAAGCACTCGCCTGGTGTTTTGCCTATTATAATGGAATACCGGTAGATTTGGAATGGTATTATCCCTGGTGGATTGCTCCACCGTTAGATACGATTGTTGTTCCAGAACATCTTACAATTCCTTCAACCAAGCGAATCCCATTACAACCGACAGATCAATTAGCCATGGTATTACCGATGGAATCGTATCACCTTCTTCCCACCAAGTATCAGCAGTTTCCCAAAGATCATCCCGAATTATTTCCGGTACAAGCTCCCTTCTTTTCGCTAGGACGACGCTTCTTATGGGAATGTGAACTGATGATTCCCTTGGTGCAACCAGTAACCCTTCAAGCGTGGAAATCTCATTAAAATTGATATCTATGTTGATGTCTATACTATAGATAGAAACATGGAACTTGAGTATATCGGTGCTAGTTGGTGCAAAGCGTGTACATTGGTTAAACCTCGTGCCAAAGAACTTACTGAAAAAGAGAATATCTTCTTCATAGAACTTGATTATGATTCCTTGAGTGAGAAAGAACAGACAACCATTACAAAACTGCCAACGCTTCGTCTTAAGACGAAAGGAGTTCTTGTAAAAGAGTTCACAACTGCCTCTGCAGCAAGTCAATTAGAATTATATTTACACCCGAATGAAGAGTTCTAAGACTAAGTAGGGATGATCGCTAGATCGATCAAAGACGCCTTAGAAGCATTACCATTAGAGCTTCAAACAGATGCTGTTAAGAATACATTAACGTATGTTTTTTTATCCATCGGTCACAAATGTTTATTGATTGTAAAACATGATGGAACTGTAACACAAATCTTATTACGACCTTCTAAAATCTCCAACCATTATCGCAAGTTTCTTCCTAAAACATTAAAGAAAAAACCAAATGTACGGTTGTTGCATTGCATTATAAAAGAGTTCAAACCCGAAGAAGAAGAGTATACAACATTAAAGTTATTTCAAGACTATGATGCAATTCATAGCATACCAACGGGAGTCTATTTGGTCTCTCCGACAGATGCGCTTATCTATCGAACTAACTTCAAAGATCCGTTTTATCATGTGACAGGATCTATGACCTCTCCGATTTCCTTAAAACATCCCCTTATTCCCATCTTTGCCATGAGCGGTCATAAAGACTATTTAGATGTTCCCATTGCAAATTATGATGATATTGCCATCATTAAAGGACATACATCGTGGGACGAATCCAAGATAGAATTAGATTTTTCCAAGAAGAAACCAATTGCAGTGTTTCGCGGTGGATCGACAGGATGTGGATGGACAGCAGAGACGAATCCACGGTTAAGAGCGGTTCAACTGAGCAAACAGTATCCAGATCTGTTGGATGCACAGCTTACAACGATTACAGGTACCATGAAGATTCATAAGACACGACGTGCAGGACGTGTTAATTCTAAGGAATTCCGTGTAGGAAGTCGTATCTCTTTTGAAGAACAGAGTCACTATAAATACATTCTTCATCTGGATGGAAATGTAGGAGCCTATCGATTAGCACAGTGGATGTTACTTGGTTCTACGATTCTATTACAAGAAAGTGGATCAATGCTTTGGTTTCAGCATTTGATGAAACCATGGATACATTATGTTCCCGTTAACGACAGACTTAATGACTTGATTGAGAAGATTCACTGGTGTAAGACGCATGAAACGGAGTGCAAACAGATGGCAGAACATGCCCGTACACTAGCATTACAGGTTCTTACAAAAGAATCGTTGTACAAAGAGCTTGGTCATGCCATTGAAACTGCCCGAAGAATAGCTCGCACAAACGGTAAAGTTGAAAAATAGAAATAGAAGGAGTAAGAAATGGGCGCTGCGCTCTCCTCCTTAGATCCAAGGCATATTCGTATTTGGAACAATCTTTGCGCAATTACGAGTCTAGAAGCACGCTATAAAATGTTGGATACCTTATTAGCCGGTCCGGAATATGTGACCGCTGCCAAGTATGCAGGAGTGTATGCGGGATTATTGCAATGGCGAGCAGCCGTACAACGGGGAGATGCTGCATATTGGCCTGGAGCTCCAGCTCCCACTCACACTCCTCCTAGCTTAGGCTTCTCTCCGTCGCAACGAAGTACTGCTTTAGCAACCATTCCTGCTCCCAAACGAGCCATGGACTATCTTCACGAAGCGTACGAACTTTTGGGACTGGATGATTCCAAACCCTTGACTATGGAAATGTTGAAAATTGCCTACAAGAAATCAGCACTACGAGCACATCCTGATAAGGGAGGGAATGCGGAATTATTTGATGCCGTCAGCCGAGCGTACAGCTATATTGAAGAGATCTTGAATAAATTGATTCCACGGGCAGCAGGACGTGCTACCGATGCACCGGTCACAATTGAACAGGCGAATGCGCATCGCTCACTGCCGGTACGACCTGTTTCGACTCCCTTTGGTCATGAAGATGCACCAGCCAGCACCTTGCAAGTCGAAGATCGTGCACCTGTCTCTCTCAATGCTAAAAACTTGAATATGTCCGTCTTTAATAAGTTATTTGACGAACACCGCTTGCCAGATCCAGATCGTGATGATGGATATGGAGATTGGTTAAAGGCATCTGGAGAAGCAGAACCACGTTCCCACAAGGCAGCAGAGGAACTTCGCGGCAAGTTTAATGCGGACAAGTTCCGATCGGTCTTTCAAGAGGAACTTTCTGCAAAACCAAGAGCAGCAGATACAACATTGCAACGCTATCGACAACCTGAAGCCTTAGCCTTACGTTCCACAGGAGCTACAGAGATTGGTGGTGGACGCCCTGCACAGTTCACCAAACATATGGGATCAGATGGTGGATTAGCCTATACGGATCTCAAGTATGCGTATGGAGAAGGATCGACCTTTTCGCAAGAGGTGAGTGATGCACCCACTACTGTCAAGACGTATCATCAGATGGAAGCGGAACGCGCCTCAGCACCGGTGGAACTCAGTCCCGAAGAGCATGCGGCAGTTCAAACCGTGGAACGTGCACGACAACATGCAGAACAGGAACGGCAGCGACGATTGGCTGCTGGAGATACGAATGCCGAACGAGCCTACGAAAAAATGAAGGGACGCTTAATGATTTCGTACTAATATTCGTACTAATAGACGTATTTTCTTATTTCTATTAATAAATTATAACTATATTATTTTTTATTTTTTCTAGAAGATTTTTGACGATTTCGGGAATGTCGTTTTGTTCTGTTACGACGTATACGCCGTCCACCGCCTAATGGTATTTTTTCAATTGAATCACCTACAATACTAACATTAATAAGAATATTGTACGGATAACCGATATTGGCATCTGGATTTACAAAATTTAAAGGTACTGAAATATTATTTGTCCATGTTTTATCTGGTTTTTTATATCGAATAGCAATCTCCCCAGTGGGAGAGCTAGCTGCATTTCCTAAAAATAGGGATATTTTTCCTTCTTTAGGAACTTCAATTGGATCTCCATTTTGATCTTCACCTTCATATCCAATAAATTGGATCCGATCATTTATACGTAACGTAATGTCTGTTCCATCACTTTTACGCAATATTACTGAATTCATATTACCAGAATTTGCCCATCGCAATGTTGGATCTTCCATCTTATAATGGTATTAGAAATAAATATTGAATGATCCATGCCAAATAATTTCGTACTAGTTTAAACAATCTATCCAATGAACTATGTAAGAATGACCACCATTGCAACCCTTGTCACCGGCAAACAAGCCGTCGAAGATTTTAAGATCTTTCTGTATAGTTTACAACTCTTTGTAAGCCCCCTTCCTGCTCTTCACATTGCTACCGATGATGCTACCTTGCCGTTATTAACAGGATTGACATACCATGGATCACGAGAGTATTATACAATCATGAATCGGTATACAGGCATGGATCGTAAGGAGATGGAAGCCAAAGGAATCTTTAAGGAGTATACCTCTGAAAAATTACGGGTGATTGAACTTGCCTTTGTACATGCAAAGGATGGTGTGTGGTTCTTTGATGCAGATATTTGCTTCTTTGGACCGCTTCCCGTTCTTCCAGCAACGGCTACAGTCGGCTTAAGTCCGCATTACATTCGCAAATCGGATACGGATTTGTATGGAGTGTATAATGCAGGCTTTGTATGGTTGAAGGATCTTTCGTGGGTGAAGGTGTGGCGCGACGCCATTCCTGCGAGTCGGTTCTTTGAACAGGCTGCATTGGAAACTGTGGCAAGTATGGCAAAAGATGGATTACATGAATTTGACGTGAATCACAATTATGGATGGTGGAGGATGTTTCAATCCCCTCACACTCCTGCGCATCAGAAAGAGATGTTTGGAATCAATCGCGCTGTTGGAGCAGGGATTACGGTGGAGAATCTTCCTTTAGGATCGGTGCATACTCATTTTACACAGCGAACAGGAATTACAGATGAGTTTAATTTATTCATGGGACGACAATTAAGCAAGATTGAAAAAGCTCACAAACCTGCCCATCGATTGCTGTGGTATATTGGATCTGCGAGAAGTATGGCGTCTGAAGAATATCTCCGATAATAGTAGGGATGTTTCTTGTAAAGGGAACCACTGCAACCAGTTCGGTGAAAGAAAAGATTGTATCGATTCTTTCATCTGTTGATTTGAAAGATGAATCATTTTTACTTTTATTAAATAAATGGTTTGATTCAATACAAGATATGAATATTCGAAGCTTTCATACAATTAATCGATTAAAAGGAAGTAGTATATATGTATTAACAAATAAATATGAACTTATGAAGTGGTTTATTCAAAAAATATTTCCACAAAGTTTACCATGTATAGTATTTTCAACTTATAATGAATCGGCGATTCAACCATTTTTTAAACATGGAAGTAAACACAAATTTTTAAAAGCCTCGGATGGATTTTCTGGAAGTGGTATTAAAGTGGTTGATTCGGTAGAAGAAGTGAAACACTTTTTAGAGACCTATAAACCTACAGAAAAATTTCAAGGATGGATTCTGCAAGATGCATTAGAAGATATTGCAACCTTTCAAGGATATAAATTTCATTTACGTATATGGATTATTGTTGTTATTCGAAATGGAATAACATCTATTTATATAAATAATAATCATGTCTATGTATTATCAAAAAAAACATATGATAAAACAAAATTAAAAGAGGAAGAGATTTATAATACACATGAGCGTCAAAATTCAAAACATGCCTTCTTTCCAATGGAACCCCCCGATACATGGACATATGCAGATACACAAACTGCCATGAGAGAGATGAATCAAACGTTTATATCTATTTTTAAACAACAACATGCTTTTCTTCCTGATTGGAAGATCAAACATGGATATGAACTATTGGGTGCCGATGTTGTATTTGATACAAAACATCGTCCTTATATTCTTGAAATTAATAATAAAACGGGTATCACTGAATCAAAAGTAATGTGTCTTCCCGAACTATTTCATCTTGCATTTGGTGGAGCTCCTTTGAAACTCTTTTCCCTTTTGTATGGAACATCTCAATATCGCACGACTCCTTTTACAAAATCTCTTCAAATGTTTTATGAACCGGTATATAAGACTGCATCTGACGTAAATCATGCATTTCATAAATTATTTCATACATCTTTAGAATCAGAATCAGATCGATCGTATCTTATTTATCAATCCTATACACCAGTTATAACACGATTTACACGAAAAAAACATCGATCTAAGTAGGGATGTTCCTTATAAAAGGACAACAATTAATTCATAAAGAATTTCTTACAGTTATACTTTTATCCGTTGATATGGAGAAAGAAGCATTATTATATATCTTTCAATTTTCAGTCACTCCAACCGAAATGTTTGAAATTCCATTTAAAAAATTTAATACAGTGAATTACCTCATTGGAGATAGTTTTAATCTATTGACAAGTAAGGATTTATTGACAAAATGGTTTAATAAAATAGAATATCCTAGAAGACTTCCAGCAATTGTATTTTCTAAATTTAATGAAACAGATGTAACACAATTTTTAAAAGAGGGAACAAAATATAAATTCTTAAAACAATCAAATAAATTTGCTGGAAGCGGTATTTATGTAGTTGATTCTGTGAAAGAGGTTGAACAGATGATAAAAATAACAGAAGAAGAGGATGATTATAGACAACCTGGTCGTGCACCCAGTCATTGGATATTACAAGATACAGTCGAAGATCTTGCTACCTTTCAAGGATATAAATTTCATCTTCGTGTTCTTCTTATTGTTGTTGTTCGAGGGAAACATGTATCCGTATATATGAGTAATTATCATGTATATGAATTTTCGAAAGAGGTATATGATATAAAACATATTAAAAAACGAGAGGTATATAATTCACATAAACATCAAAATTCACGAGATGCATTTTTTCCAATGGAACTTCCCGATACATGGACGTCTACAGATGCTACAACTACAATGGAAAATATTGTAAATGAATTTAAATTTATATTTAAACAACAACATGACATTCAAGTGAATTTTAATATTAAAAATGGATATCAATTTCTTGGAGCAGATGTGTTAGTTGATAATAAACAAAATCCATATATTATTGAAATTAATACACGACCTGTTATATATAAAATACAGGATATTTTTTTACTTGAGTATTTTCATCTTGGAATGGGAGGATCACCTATGAACCTTTATTCACTTATCTATGGAACATGTGAAGAAAGAATTACACCCTTTAGTAAACCTCTTCAAACGTTTTATGAAACAAAATATACCTCCGATACTGCTATAAGTAAAAGACTTGAAGATACATTTTTAGTTTTATTTAATCTTACGAGTTGTAATAGTTATTTACAGTATCAAAAGATGCATCTAAAGATGCATCATAAACGATTACATCGAACAACAAAACGTAAATCTCGTATAGTATCTACTGTCTAAGTAGGGATGTTCCTTATAAAAGGGACAAATTCATTGAAAGAAATGATTGTATCGATTCTTTCATCTGTTGATATGGAGAAAGAGGCGTTATTAGTATTATTAAATAAATGGTATAGTTCTATAAAAGATACTGATATTCAAACATTTAAAACAATTAATCGATTAACAGGAAAAAGTAAAGATATTTTAACTGATAAATATGAACTTATGAAGTGGTTTATAAAGAGTAAATTTTCTCAGAGTCTTCCGTGCATTGTATTTTCAACCTACAATGAATCTGTGATTCAACCATTTTTTGACCATGGAACAAAACACAAATTTTTAAAAGCCTCCGATGGATTTGCAGGAAGTGGAAACAAGGTGGTTGATTCGATCGATGAGGTGAAAGACTTTGTAGATGCGTACAAACCAACGAAGGAGTTCAAAGGATGGATCTTGCAAGATGCACTAGAAATGATGGCTACTTTTGATAAATACAAGTTTCATCTTCGTGTCATATTAGTAGCAGTTGTTCATAATCGTAAAACAAGTATTTACATTAGCAACTATCATACCTATGTCTTATCCAATCAACACTATGATGTAGGAAGGTTAAAAGAGGAAACGGTTTATAATACACATAAATCACGAAATACACAGAATGCATTTTTTCCCATGGAACGACCGGATGATTGGACAATCCAGGATACGGATACGGCGATGAATCGAATTCATCATATGCTTCGATCTATCTTTGAACATCACCATACCTTTCAACCGGATTGGAAGGTAAAGAATGGATATGAAGTGTTGGGAGTGGATGTATTATTTGATACAACCCATCAACCCTATATTCTTGAAATCAATCAAAAAATGGCATTATATCCATCACAAACTATGTTTCTACCTGAAATATTTCATCTAGGACTGGGAGGAGCTCCACTGAAATTATTTAAATCCTTGTATGGACTATCTAATTCTGCAATAAGTCCCTTTACAGAGTCTCTCACAACGTTTTATAGATCTCAGTATAAAACAGTGTCAGAGGTTTATCATGCCTTTCAGATACTCTTTCATATTAAATTAGAGGAAGAGGGAGATCGAGCGTATTATCTGTATCAAAAACCTACACATCATACGCGCCGCGCAAAATCGAAAGTGCGGGGATCCAAGACGTTAAGACGGGGATCCAGAAGATAGGAATGTAATCCCACATAGCCTTCCACCAGGAGCCTTTCATATATCGGGTAAAAAACATTCCTAGACCGCCAAAGAACCACGTGAGTCCAGCAAAGAATATATTCCAATAGAATCCGTTGTAGCCCATTCTATATATTGTTTTTACTATGTTTATCAAATGATTCATTAAACATAAGTCTCATTACATTGTCAAGATCATGGGATGAAGATGAATATATCTTGCAAAATGTATTCTCGCATTTCCAATTGGGATGAATATCTAAAGTATAATTATATTTATGCATATTTTCACTATATGTGATAACTTCTATAAATGTGTAAATAATATATTCTTTTATATGAGTTATAAAGTCACGAATATGGGGTGCTAGTTTGCGGGAGAGTATCATAGGATAGGATAGATTTGCCCTTGGATATTTGTAGAAATAGATCCCTAAGGGAAGCATCTTGACTCCTAATTTGGAAATTTCACGACGCTTTTCAACGAAAATATCATAGGAATGATATACACAATCTGCAAGAAGTGTTTCAATATTTACAGAAGCAAGTTCTTTTTCAGAATACATTTCAATACGAGGGAGAAGGATCTTGTACAACTTATCACGATTAAATGAGAAACTGAACGGAATCGGTGTTGTAGATGCAAGTGCATTTCTAATAAGTTCATGAGCCGTAGTAGTATGAAATGTAGTGGATGATCGCTTATTACCAGAAATAATCATTTCAAGTGGCATATCCAATTTAGGAGAACTGCGAATAGGAATAAATTCTGGAATCTCTGCAGCACTTGCGCTATTACTATTCTGCGTAGGAGCAGGAAGCTCAATAGGAGCCGCAAGCTGCGTAGGAGCAGGAAGCTCAACAGGAGCAGGAAGCTCAACAGGAGCAGCAAGCTGCGTAGGAGCCGCAATCTGCGTAAGAGCAGGAAACTCAACAGGAGCAGCAAGCTCAATAGGAGCCGCAATCTGCATAAGAGCAGGAAGCTCGACAGATGCGGCAGCAGCCTTCCCGTCAGCTCCGCTGACGGGAAGGCTGCTACTGCCACCCCCCGCGAAGCGGGGGGTGGCTGCAGCAGCAGCAAGCTCAACAGGAGCCGCAATCTGCGTAGGAG